GTGTTTAAGAAATGACAGCCCCCCCGGGGGTCAATGGAGGGAGAACCGTGGTATTCCCTCCAATTGAATTGGTTTTCACTCGATCACGAAAGTTCTCTTTCCAGTAACATCATGATCTAGAATCCATTGAATCGCTTCTTCGACATCGTCAGCTACTAGTGTATCACTTAGAACGTCACTGGTTTTGGCCACACGGTCCAGGAGGCCGCAAGAGTTGTAACCTTTCTGAAGGTCGAACGTCAACCACTGATCGAACTCAGTCTTTGGACTGAAAGGATTGTCAGTAGTTGTAAGGTACATTGTTGCCATGATTCAATCAGTTTCCTTTCACGGCTTCAAGCACAGAGCTTGTACTAATACCAAGCATCTCAGCAATCTCAGAGGTTGTTGCACCATTCTTTGCCATTGCACGAGCACGAGCTACAACACCAACAGAAAGCACAGGCTTTTCCTTTGGCATGGACAGTTCATGCAAGCGCTCAGGATCCGCATAGCGAGCGATGGACTCCATCATAGAGTTACTAACAGCACCATTCATGATGGCTTTCCATTCGGCATCGGTGATGTCGAACTGTACCTCCTTGCGGGAAGCACCGGTCCTGATTCGTGCGGCCTTGAGCGCCTGGCTTTCAAGGCGGGTACGTTCATCCTTGGTCATGCCTGGATTCTCCTCGACCTTTGCCCGGACAACACCCCCGGCAACAAGCTGAGCTTGACGCTCCCGCGGTGCATTTGTGAGGGCCACCCGGACTTTCTCCTTGAGGGAGGTTACCTCATCAGCGTATTCCTTGGCAGAACCCGGGTCTCGTTTCAGGGTGGGGGTATCGATAATCTCCCGACGGGCGGCATTTGCCAGAGACTTCATGTCGTTAGCGTAACGGGCGTATAGTTCTTCCATGGGGGTACCCGATGAAAGCTTGCGCGCGTCGTCCACCAATTCCATGCGGGTCGCCTTCGATGTGCGGAGGCGGGTCTCGATACGAGGGTCCTTGGTCTTGAACTCACGGGTGACTGTATATGATTCACCCGTCTCCTCGTAAACCTTCTTGCCCGTAACTGGATCGATGGGCCCGCCCTTCGCCATAGACCGGGGCTTACGCTTTGGAATATCCACCTCGGATGCAGCGCGAGAAATAAGAGTGGACACACCACCCTCGGGCTGATACTTCTTCTTGAGCTCGGCAATACCATTATCGACAGCGGAGGTGCGGTAGTCAAGCTTGTGCTTGGCCGCGTCAATTACTACCATCGAGTGACGGACTGCCCGTGCGAGCTCAGCTTCGGTAGCGCCCTTGATAGTCATGTCGGTAATAAGATTACTGACCATGCCCATCTGCTTCTGCTTTCCGGTCTCACTGAGAACCTTCATCCCCGGATATCCAGGATATGCGGCGGAGGGGTCGAACCCTTCGAGTCCCTTGAGAGGGGATGTCGAACGAATACGACTCCGCGGCGTGACCGGAATAACCATCGCCGTATCGCCGTCAAAATCAGCTCCTGAGAGCCGTTGAGCGACGTTCGGGTGAATGCCAATGGCGTCCCTGGCAAGCTCTCCAATGGTCTTCCTGGCGTCCTTATGGCCGTTATTTACGGTAAGGATGGGGATCTCGAACGTACCACCATGAGGATATCGGACGAGAGCGACCTGGCTGCCATTCTTGAAGTTCGGGGCATATACCTCAGTGGGCTTCAATGATGTGACGGGGAGCAGAACCTGATATGCCTGGCCCGGAACTGCGGCGGCGCGAAGACGGATAGCATCCGAGTCGCAGCCGTCAGCGAAATCCTGAAGGGCCTTCTTCCGAAGCACGGGGTTTGTCAGGGCCATAATATCCCTGAACTTCTTATTGGCTTCGTCAGTTGAAATATCTAGCTGCTGCTTGGCGAATGAAATATCCTGCTTCGAGAGGAACTGGGCGGACAAGGTCTTAGACCAGTTACCCCAAGATCCTTCCTCGTTCACGAGATTGACAGGGGACAGCTTCTTCTTACCGTCCTTGTCGATATATTCCATCTGCCGGCGGATGGTCGCACCGAACGGGTTGTCCGGGTCAGCCTTCATTTTCTTGAGGACCGTGTCGCCATCACCAATCATGGGGACCTTCTTGGATTTATTCGTGTTGAACCGAATATCCTTGCCCGCGGGAAGGTCGTCCGCGTAAATGGCCATGCCCTTGAGGTAGTGCGTTCCATCAACAGAAATACGCACCTGGGCATAGTTGGACTTACCGAGATTGAGATCCTTAAGACCTCGACGAATCTCGATAACGCCGTCCATATTTGTGCCGCCGTCTTCAGAATATCGCACCATGACTCGCTTGGAGTCGAGAGGCGCGGGCGGCTTGAGGGACAGCTTGTGACCGTCAGGATCCGTACGGACGCCGACGACGTTGATCTTGTCGAGGTTCTGGACGGTCTCAGATTTGGGAACGCCAGGGGCGACAAGAACTCGAGTAGATGTGTAGTTGTCGGTACCAAGCTGTCGGATCTTAATATCCTGAACCTGGTACCCTTGTGCCTCGAGAGTGGCCGAGGCAAGCTTGAGTGTGGTTGCTGTGGTACCGAGAGAAACCTCAGTGCCGCTGCCGATATCGATATAACGGTGCTTGTCGGTCTCTCGCTTGAGAATATCCGCTACACCCTCGATCTTGGACGAGGTCTTGCCTGCGTCGTCCTTAAGGTAGTTGCGAACAGTTGAGGCCGAGACGCCGATGCGGTCTGCAATAGCGGCCTGGGACATGCCCTTCGCATCGAGCTTCCGGACCATCGCAATCTCCACCGCCTGGCGTTCACGCTTGGCGATAGACTTGGTGGCGCGGAGCTCGGTGGTAGTCATGCCGAGACCCTTAGCGATCTCAGCTTCGCTCATGCCCTTATCTGCGAGTCCCTTGACGAGGCCCTGGAAATCGCGTGAGCGCTGATACGGGTCTTTGCCCGAACCCCACGGATACCGGCCAGACTTCCGCAAAATGCCGTAGTGGGATAGAGTATCTTCAGTCATTGTCGCTCTCCATGAGAATATCACTGAAATGAACAATCCGATCCATAATATCCCGGATGTCGTCAGACTCGGGAATATGGGTTCGAGGTTCGCCATGTTGGTAGATGCGGAGTTGCATCTGTACGGTTGGTGGCACGCCATACTCGAGGCAGAATAGGGCCGCGTAAATTTCGAGTTGTTCGAACTTAGTTGGGCCTACCCCGGTCTTGAGATCGTGGATTCGAAGGAATTCGGAGTCCTCGTCAAAGGATATAGCGTCTGCGGTCCCAAAGGCGTACTCACTGTAATATAGTACCGTCTCGGGGCTCATCTTGTACGAGATTGCGTCGTTAACGAACTTTGCGACCGTTGACATAAGCGGGTCGCGTTCGTCGGGCTCTCCGAATGGGAGACCCAACTGAATATGTTCTGCAGCTAATTCATGCAAGCGAGTTCCAAGCGCAGCCGCTTGTGCTTTGCGATAGGTTTCCCGTAGCTTCGCGTCATCGTATCGGAGCCAAGACGATTTGCTGGCTCCTAGAAATGCGTGCTTGCCGGCGAGGTTGTAATGGTCGTAAAACTGCATACGTCACGCCTAGCTGAAATACTCGTCGAGATCCCGGAGGACTTCTTCCTCATTCTCGGGATATACGAACCGAGCGAACCCCATGTGATTGAGCTTAGCAATGTAGTACTCTTGGTTGGGGCGGTGCGCGGCCTTGCGTGAAGCCTTGACCTCAAACATGGCCCAGATCTCATTATAGAGCACCAGGAGATCCGGAACGCCCTGAATGTAGTTAGGGTCGTTCTTCAGGATCATGGCATCTGGGTATCGAGTCTTGATCTTCTTGATCAGCTCACTCTGATACTTGTTCTCGCGCACGCTCATGTTGGCTCCTTTCGAGGGTGCGGTAAACGGGATGAAGAGAGTAGTATATAGGACTTTAGTCCTAGGGGACTAACCCACTTAAGTGGGTTTATAATGGATTCCCTCATTCTCTCCATTATGCTAGACGTGTTTAGCCGTCGAACAAACCCACTTGTACAAATATGGGACTAAAGTCCTAGATGAGGAATACTCATAAGAGGGTACCCGCGACCCCAGATTTTTGGAGGAGGGAGGCCGCTACTTGGATGGGGAGACGCTTAGGTAAAGATTTGGTAAAGATCTTTGATGAACTTGATTTGACTTTTTTTTTTTGTATATTTATA